CCGCTTTCGTTATAATTTGAGTAATAGTCTACGATTGATTCAAATTTTTCAAAGAGTTCTTTTTTCATGTTTATATTTTTTATGTTTTCATATAAATCAAAAAAGTGTCTAAACTAAGCTTTATGTCCACGGAGCGGCTACACTTACCGCTAACGAAAGTATATGAAACTGTTTTAATGTTTTATGTATACCGTTAATTTTTATAAAAAACTTGCTTTTGTCGGTTTAGTTTTATACTTTTGTTATGTCCGTCTGATACATAGGATGAACACCTTTTCTATTACTAGCACCACGTTATGCAGACGTGGTGCTTTTTTTATACCCACAAAAAACAAATACGTTTTTTTTAACTATGTTTGTTGTGTAAATAAACACAAAAACAAATGGCGTTTACAAATAGCGATATATTCAACTTAACCAAATTCATTGTAAATAAAAATGCCTTGAGTGGGTATATAAATATAGATGACTTCAACCTTAACTTGAGGATGGCAAGCTCCGTTTTGCTCAGAGAGAAGATTGGGTTGACAAACGATTATAATTTGTTGATGCCTGTATCAAAAAATCAAAAAGGTCTTAGTTTGATTAGCGATGATCAGGTTATTCAGTTTAAGGTTAAGGCTAATTTATCTTTTTCTTCAGGCATTGCATCGTTACCAGCAAATTATTTTCATTATGACACAGCAAGGGTAGCTGGAGCATACGAACCTGTTGAGATGCTTAATAGCGCAGAGTTATCAAAAAGGCTAACAAATGCGATTGATGTACCAGACACCCTCTTCCCTGCTGCTGAGATTATAGGTAGCTCTATGTACATCTATCCAACAACAATATCATCGGCTACTCTAATTTACTATCGAACAACAAATTCACCAACGCTTTCATACTACATATCGGCTGACGGGGAAGTAGTTCCAATGGCAGCAGGAGCAACACATACGTTGACAACTGGCGAGGAAGGTATGAATGGAGAAACAAGTGGCACTATGATCTCCACAACCGTTGAGCATGAATGGGATTCGTCATGTGCGATAGAGCTTGCTTACATCATACTAAAAAATATGGGAATTAATTTAGGTCGTGGTGATGTTTTCTCAGCAGCTACACAAATAAAAAAAGAGGTATAAGATATGCAAAAAGATAAACTACTTGAACAAATTCGCCGCCAAGCTACAAAAGGGGGTGTAGGAACGGCAGATGATTTAAAACGCATCTCATTACGTGAATGTGAACTTGCTGCTGAAAATCTATGGTCAGACATGCTATTTTTACTTCTCAAGGATAGTCAATCAATAGACTATTTTATTAAAAGCTATGACAATAGTGGAGCAGGGATAGACATTCAATACGACAGAGACACAAAGGAATACTACGTCGAAATTCCGATCAAAATAACACAACTACCACAAAACAAAGGAGTCCATTTAGTTCGAGGATTAGGAACAAATACTAAGTTCTTACCAACAACAAACGAAGATGTTGATTTGTTTGTTGATATGGACGCAATGAAATACTACGATAAGATCCTATATGTATTAGAAGGGACATCTCGCATCAAGCTTTTACGTTTTGACTACGCCTCTAAAAACTGTCGTAAGGTTCAACTAAAACTAATTCCTTCTTTTAGTGAGTACGCTTTCACCGACGACGTTCCTATCCCATCTGGACGCATTACGGAGTTCACCAACATGGTCGCAAAATATCTTTTTAGCTCAAAGAGAACATTAGATACTAGCAACGACGGAGTAAGCTTATAAAAAAAAACTACACACATGTTAAAGAACACATCAAAAAATTAGGTGTGTTCTTTTTGTTTTTGTATGTTTGTAGAAACTAAAAATTAACGGACAGCGGTATAAGAAGTAGCGTTTGATCCGATTACGATGAACAAAGTATAAACGTAGTTTTTAAAGTTTTTAGGGAGGGTTTATTTTAAAAACATATTTGTCCAGTTTATTTGTTAAAAAACTGGACAAATACAAATCTTAAAATTAAAATTTACAATGGGAACAAGAAATACACCAGAGAAAAAAGAAGCGATGAGATTATATCGTTTGTTTCGTGGATTTAATACAGATGGCAATGAACAAATAAATAGAAATATTGCCATCCAATGCGCATCTATTCACATTGATGAACTTATAGATGTAATTGACACTAAACTTGATTTTAGAAACATAAAGACTACTCAATTTTACATTGATGTTAAACACTAATTATACAACATAAAATGAAAGCATTTTGGATTAAATTTTGGTTACGATTTTTTGCCGTTTGTGATGTTCTTACTGTTGAAAAGTTTGATCTTCAGACATGGGATAAAACAGGTAGAAAAACAGCTAAAACTACATTTTGGAAAACTGAAATTGAAGATGTTAATATACAGAAAAAATATACAGAATCAGAGGTCAAGGCATTATTAAATCAATGCTATACATTAACAAATTCAATTGATGATTTTAATGAACAGGAATGGTTTGACAAAATAAAAAAAACAATAAATGAAAACAATAGAAGAAGCTGCAAAAGAATATGAATTGTATTCGATGAATAATTTAAGTGGCGCATTTAAGGCCGGTATCGAATTTGCTCAGCGATGGATTTCGGTTAAAGATGAACTTCCAGAAACAAATGAATTTGAAGAAAGTAAGATTATCCTCATTAAAGGGAAACGTGGAATTGACATTGGTAGATATTATTCAAGGTCTAAACACTTTTTTTTGGCATCGGGAAATTTTGAAGTTACTCACTGGCGATATATAGAACTTATACAGTATTCCTAACAGTTTTGAAAAAACTGGCGTGTGTAGGCCAAAAACTTTAAAAACGGCGCACACCGCGAATTATTGATCAAAGCTGATTACCAGCTATTTTTTATACCGCATGTTACCAAATCGTAGCCGATGGATTTGGTGTCTGGTATAAAATTACTTTATCGGCTATGTTTGGTAACGAAAATATATAAATACGTTTTAATTATTTATATATACCGTTAATTTTTAGTAACAAACAAAAAACCAAATAAATTATTTTTGTTATGGATGAACTACAAAAAATAATTTTAAAATATGAAGAACAGATAATTATTTGGAAAAAACAAAGAGAGATTTTGTTTAATGAAAAAAACTTTGACCAAGAATCAATTCTTCATTCAAAATCTATTTTATTGTGGAGTGTCATAAAAGACCTAAAAAAATTACAACAAAAAACAACAAAATAATTTGTTTATATCATTAATTATTAGTATCTTGCATCGTGATAATAGCAAAAACACAAGAAGAATCTGATTTGTTGTGTGATCAGGAAATATCTCATGTCTTACGGATAGAAAGAAACATTCCAACACTAAAAGAACAATCATCTATTTTTTTAGTAGATAATGAAAATGAAAGACTTGTTTCTTTTAATGAGATAGAACGACAAGCAACAGTACGAACAAAAAAATACGGGACGTTGGTTTACTTTGAGCGCATACGTGATATGCTTGAAAGCAAATATAACAAAGGAGTTCTTTGTGTTTATTGCAGTTCAGTAAAATATGAGTCTAAAAAGAAATATACTTTAAAAACTTGCAACATAGAAACTCAAGAAGAGTCGTATGAGTTTCGTGACAAAGAATCATCTGATAATAACTTTGCAAAGGTTTTTATGGATAGCGAGTATGAAACAAACAAAATAAAAGAAATAGAACCGTTTTTTGCTTATCTGTTAGTAATTCAAAGAGATAAATCTTCTACTAACGGCGTGAGAATAACGGATAGTTATAAAATAAATATTAAAAACTAAAAATTATGGCATTAGAACAATCAGGTGTTTTATTTAAGAAGTATCCAATTGTAACAGGAACAAGCGCAACGGGTAATAATTGGGAAAAACAAGACTTCATTGTAGAGCAAGGTGATAAATATAAAAACTACATTAAGTTTACCCTTTTTGGCGAGAAAACAGGTCTATTAACAAGAATCGACGAAGGAGAAACCGTTAAGGTTGAGTTTTATCTTGGTTCAAAAGGAGCATCAAAAAACGGTGAGTTTTATAATAATGTAAACGCAACTAGCGTTGATGTTGTTTTGGATAATGGTAACGAATCTTATAAGCCACAAGCGCAAAACAGTTCTTTTGCACCTTCTGAAGATGACCTTCCGTTTTAGCAACTTATTAGTTATTAATTAGTTACAAAAACTAGAATATGTCAGAGGTAACATATCAAGGAGTAAGATTCCACACAACAGTAAATAAAATACTTGTTCGTATGGATAAGCACGAGAAAGTAACAAAAGGAGGAATTATCATCCCAGACACTGTTAAAAAAAGAACAGACTTTACTGGTGTTGTTGTTGCTAACTCTCGTGGAATGGAAGAAGAAGGAACAATAAAAGTCGGAGACCGTGTTGTATTGATGAAAAACATTAAACGAGTTGTTCCGACCGATGACACAAAAAACGAATATCGTTTGTATAACAAATCAGAAATTTTATGTATTCAGTAGACGATATTGATTTTGAAGGTTCGTTTTCAGATGACACAAAAGATCTTTTTAAAGATCATATGTTTGTTGTTGATGTAGACTCTTTAGACGGAGTTCTACTCAACAACAGAGTCATCGTTGAAGTTGAAACATTCATGTATGATCAGATAAAAACAGAAAGTGGGTTTCAGCTATGGGTAGATAACACATTTGAAATATCAAACTTTGCCGTTAGAAGTGGGAAGATAGCCAAGTTGCCAGAGAAGTTAGAATGTTGGAAAGAGAATAAAGAGAGCATGGCTTGGGTGACAGAGATAGAGGCAGAAGTTGGTGACGATGTATGGTTCTATGCTATGGCTGCCCACTCTGGTGAAAAACTTTTATTTCAAGGCAAAAAGTACGTTATAATGAGCTACGAAGATTTATATGTAGCAAAACGTGGAGATAAAGTTATTTGTCTAAACGGGAATGTCCTTTTAAAGCCCATAATTAGACAGGAGAAGGCACTTTCTTATTCAAGAGAATACATCGACCCCGACTATGCCATTGTTGCCCATATAGGCTCAATAAACAAAGAATACGAGACCGAGTACAGAGAAGATGACAATCGTCTAAAGGAAGGAATAAAAGTTTGCATCTCTGGTATTATTCCACGAAGATTAGAAATTAAACCTTATTTGAACTTTGATGGGAATCAATATATTGTAGCCCAAAACTATGAAATTAATGGATTTTTAGAAAATTAAAAACAAACAAAATGAAAAAGTATTTAGGAGTTAAGATCATAGAAGCTGAACCAATGAGCGAGGCTTCTTTTATAAACAACGTAAAAAACGAGGATGTTCCTCAGAATTGTTTACGTCGAGAGGGTTATAAAGTCGTATATGAAGATGGCTATGTTTCTTGGTCACCCAAAGATGTGTTTGAAAAATCTTATAAAGAAGTTGGTGTTTTGGCTGATGAAAAAGAAGAAATGGGAATATTGGTAAATCCAAATACAGGATATTGGCGTGTTGTTGGGAACGTTGCAAGTATTGAATTGTAGCAGGATTTAAAAATGATTAGACAAGAAAACTCATTTATTTTTGATCAGGTAGGATTAACATCTGATGGAATAACAACAGAGAATCAGTATCTCAAACTCACGGCTATTGATGGCGAATTAGGAACTTTCTATCAACTAGACACAAAAGGAGGACAGTGGTCTTTTTCAGAAGAAGAGGACATCACAGATATGTTGAAAAAGTTTATTAGTACAAGTGAAGGATTAAGATAAAAATAATTTGTATCTTTGTTGTATATTAACAATTAAATCTTGAAAGATGATTTTTAAAGGTACAGTAAAAAGTATTGATAGGGACACCACAAAAACAGGTGCTTATCTTTTTAACACCAACAATATTGGTGAGGTTATTGCCGATTCAACAGATAGTGTCGTTAAGTACACAAAGAACCTATTTGATTATCGTAATCGCACTACAGAGTATAAATTAGACGAAGCAACTACGGTATTGGATGCTTTGCTGTGGACTAGCTCAGATGCAGAAGTATCGCTTCCTGTATTAAAGAAAAAAGTGGATGCCGTTGTTTCTGACTACGCCTATACGGTTAAGTTGCCAATGAATAAAATTGCTTTTGGTTGGGCTGATCCTGACGATGCAACAAAGTCATGGTTAGAAGTTTATCCAAATGGATTTAAAAAAATTCTGTATCAGGTTAACTTATCTGTGGATCAAATTAGTTGGTTTTCGAATATACTTACCTATAAATTTTTGGATTCACTAAACACTGGAATTACTGGTGGAGATGTAACTGGAACGATTGATTACGATGCTGGAACTATAGCATTAACTGTTCCTGCTGGATCTACAGTTACCGCTTTGGTGGCTAGTTTTACCTTAAATGACGGTGCTTCTGCCAAGATCTCAAGTACTGCTCAGGTATCAGGCACGACTGCCAATAATTTTTCTACTTCAAAAACGTACACAGTTACAAGTAAATATGGTAATACAAAGGATTTTGTAGTAACAGTGACAGTAGCAAGCTAACAAAAACAGGGTTTCTTTCATAATGTTTAGGTTTTAGGGTTTAGCCTCATCAGAAATGGTGGGGCTTTTTTGTTGTGTATCAGTCAATAAAACATTAAATTAACAATTTGTATCTTTGTGTGTGTAAATATGATATATGAAATTAGAAGATTTAGATTTAAGTAGATGTCTTTATAACCCAAACAAAAGTTCTTTTTTGAACGATATGGATAGGGTTACGGGACTGACTAAAGAATTAAATCAAAGAACATCAAGAAGGGCAATATGGACTTATATTGTTTTACTTTACGATGAATATAGTCCTCTACGCCGAGAGATAAGAAGCTTGCCAGCTAGGAAGGGGACGGCAATGATGATGGCTGGAATTAAAACAGACAAGAATGGTCGTTTTGAGCCACACGTAGAACGAATGATTGAAGGAAAGAACCAAGATGTTAATGCGATGATCGTAAAATATCTTGTTCTACAAAACTCACCTAAATTTGTTCAATTATGCGCCTATGAATCTCTTTATTATTTTGAGATAGCTAAGATTCAGAACGGGGCGTATGGAAAGACTACAGAGGTAATTAAGAGTATTGATTCGCTTGCTACATCTATTGACAGACTAACGGAAGAGATAATCGGTGGTAAGATTGTAGAAGAATCATCTCTTATCCTAGCGGCAATATATCAGGAAGTAACAAAAGAACTAAACATCTCGCCAGAGGCTATTTCTAATTATATCATGGAGTCTGGAGATGTGCCAGATGATTTTAATCCGTACAATGAGTTGGCAAAAGACGGAAGCATAAAAAGCGAATATAAACCTGAAAAGATAAAATTTGTTGGAGACGAGTAAATTCATATCCGAATATGTTCCAGCAGATGCAACCGTGTTGTATCACGATAATGATCCAGCCCTAAAGCCGATAAGACTGTCTTTGCCAACACCTCCACCACTTCGCATGATTGATGGCTACGGATTACCAGCCAAAGATCAAATGTTTCGCATACACGAATATCCAGCTAAATTAAAGCGATTAGAAGAACTTTCTTTACAGGCAATAAAAGATAGAGCAGAAAACGATAAGTCCTATACAGCCACCATATACAAAATACAAGAAGAGTTTTGGAGTACGCTAAGTAAAAAAAGAGATTACTACGAAGAAGAAATTAAATGGATTAAACGTACTTGGTGGCATATAACAAACGGATATTGGTTTTTTAACAATGGTAAGCCAACGTATATTACGGGATGGCATTATTTTTATTTGAACTTCTGGAAGATTGATGGGCAATATTTTCCAGATTATAGAGATAGAGACCGGAGGGAGTTCTTATTTTTCAATTACGCATACACTACAACAGAAACATTTGCTAAGTTAGACAAGACAGGCGTAGCTATTCCAGAAGATGATGGACACTACGAGATGATAGACACAGGCAAGCGAGTGTGTTATGGTGTAGGTCAAAACAAAAACCGTCGCTCTGGGAACACAAACAAAGGATTGTGTATTTGTTATGTGATGGGGATTACGCACAATGGAACAGATGGTGTTGGTATTCTTTCTATGTCAGGAGAAAGTGCAGAGGAACACATGAAACAAAAGATGCTTCCTGCTTGGAGAAAGATGCCATTAATCGTTAAGCCACTTACGTCATCCAGCAACGACCCAAAAGCAATCGTTCATAAAGCACCAAGAACAGAGATTGGCATTAACTCGCTAGAGAACGCCATCACAGCAGCAGGAACAGCAGAGGCCAATTTCTATGATGGTAAAAAACTATGGGCTATTTTGGTTGACGAGTCTGGAAAGGCAAAAAACCTAGACGTAAGGGAACGACACGCAGTACTACAACACTGTTTATCTCAAGGAAACGGATCTATCATTCATGGATGGGAATATCAACCTTCCACAGCCGAAGAGATGGCAAAAGGGGGTAAGGCGTATAAAGGACTGCTAGATGATAGCTACTTCTATAAGCGCAATGAGTTAACGGGACAAACACGCTCTGGTTTGTTTCGTTTATTCGTACCAGCAGACGAAGCCTTAGATGGATACATAGATAAGTACGGATATAGCGTTAGAGGTTCCAAATTGTCACCACAACATAAAGCAATGGGCTTTAAGGCTACTGCAACACAAGTGTTGATGTCTGAAAGAGAGCAGTTGCTTAGAGACAGCAAGACCGATCCAGAAGCTATGATAACCTATCGTGGTAAGAAAAAACAATTCCCGTTGTTTTATGATGACTCATGGATTGGTGGTAGCGGAGATATAGGCTTTGACCTAGAGATATTGGACAAGCGAATAGCAGAACTTTCACGTATAGAAGAACCAACCCAACGTGGAGATTTCGAGTGGGCTGGTGTTCCATTTAAGAGCAATGTCATATGGAAACCGAACGAAACAACGGGTAGTTTTTATGTGTCTCATCTTTTGAATCCGAATGAATCAAACTTAAAAATAAGAGATTATTATTTAGACCCCCTGACGGGAGAAGAAACTGTAACGTGGAGACCAAAATATGCAGATAGGTTCACGCTGGGAGCTGACCCGTTTAACTTCAAGACCGAATCACAGGCTAGGATAAGTAACGTCAAAACATCTAATTCTAAAGGCAAGGGTTCTGATGGAGGTATAGCCGTTTTCTGGCATAGAGACTCATCCATTGATCCAGATGACAAGCCAACACAAGAATGGATAACAAATCGTTTTATTTGCACTTACAGAGTGCGAAAATCAGATAATATCCTATATGCAGAAGACGTATTGAAGGCTTGCATATATTATGGGGCAATGTGTTTTCCTGAAATAAATATCCGTATTGTGTGGGAAAAGTTTCATCAATGGGGATATGATGGTTATTTAAAGTATCAGCTAGACGCTAACACAGGAAAAATAAAAGATTATCCCGGAGTGCAGTCGTTGGAACGATCAAAACAAGAAGGATTTTCTTGGCTAAGAGACCATATCGCATTACACGGGATGAGAGAATGTCATGTAGATCTTCTTACGGAATGGAAGACAATTAATGGGATAGAAGAGATGACTAAGTATGACTTGTTGGCAGCATCAATGTGTGCTGGACTTGGAACAAAGTCGTCCTACTCAAAGATAATAGACGAAGAAAGAGAAACAGAATACGATTTAAGTTCATTATATAATAGATACTAACAATGGCAGCAAGAGAAAACTTCATTGATAAATATAAAGTCGAAGGTGCATATCAAAAGCCAGTAAAAGACGGAGAAGCCACACAGGAGTACGTTCACATGATGGCTCAACATATTTTCTCAAATTATGTTCGTGGAGTTGATGCCATTGGATATGATTCGAGAGAAGATTTTGAAAAGTTGAGAGCATACGGGGCGGGACGACAACCAGAAGATATTTATAAACCATACTTCTATGGAGCCAATAAAGACCGAATGGGGAATACGTTTAATAATGAAGGTGTGGATATTGGCGGGGTGTCATCACATTTCGACTCACGAGAGTATGCCAAGAAAGCACTTGCTCATATGAATTGGAAAGTAATGTCTCCAATGGGTAAGATAAAAGATAAGATACACGCTTCTTTTTACGGCAATGCTTACGACATTAATATTGAGTGTGTAGATGAAAACTCAATAGACGAACAACAAAATGCTAAATGGAAGGCTTGGGTAGATTCACAGCAAGATCAGATCGACATGATGAACCAGTTGAAAGAAATAACTGGCATCCCATATGAAGAACCAATACAAAGAATATCTTCTCTAACGGAATTAGAGTTACACGAAGCTAACGGAGACTTTAAACTCAACTTTGCCAAAGAAGGAGAAAAGGTAATTAAAGACGCTTGGAATATTTCTAATCAGGACGAGTTAGATCAACGTATCTTAGACGATCTTAGCGACATTAATATCTGTGCTTACAGAGTCTATTACGACCGTGAGATTGGTAAAGAGATGATTCGTTACGTCAACCCATCAAACGCAGGAATACAGCACTCACGACACAACGACTTTAGAGATTCATCTTATGCCTACGAGGTGATATTTGAACCAGCACATAAACTACAACAGTTTGGTATTGATCCAAAGACACTGCCTAGCATAGCACAAAACTACGCTGGTATGTTCGGCAATCCAGAGTGGGAAGGTAAATATGAATGGATAGGCGACACAGAACCACTGGTTTCTTGTGGTTTCTTTAAAGTTCCTGTTATGGACTTAGAATGGATTGATGTCGATGTTGAGAAGATGGTTAAATATGAAACGAGCTACGGAACCAAACAAATACGACCATATCAGCAAGGAGAAAAGCTTTCTGCCAATAAACAATATCAAGAAACAAAAATACACAAAGTTTATCAATGTAAGTGGGTTGTAGATACAGACATTCTTTATGATTGGGGGTTAAAGCCAAATCAGCCTAGAAGAGAAAAAAACCAAGCTGTTTTGAGTTTTCATTTCATCAAAGGTAAACTACAGCAGTCATTAGTTGAACGATTAATCCCCGTATTAGACGATTTTCAGTTAACATGGTTGAAGTATCAGGACGCTAAAGCAAGTGCCGTAAAATCAGGATTAGCTATCGAATTTGGCTCATTAATGGGCATGAAGATGGGGGGTGGAGAGTTGTCCCCATTCGATTTGATCTCTATATACAGAACAACGGGTGATATTTTTTATCGCAGGAATCAGCGTCATCTTGGAACTAGCCAACCAATGCCAATTACTCCTATGCAGGGTGGTATGGGAAACATACTAAATGAGTTGGTTATCGCTTTAGATACCAATGCTAAGATGATTGAAGAAATAACAGGAATAAATCCTGTTTCTTTGGGTTCTACAGCAGATCCAAGAGCAGGAAAAGCCGTTATGGAAATGTCAGTTAGTAATTCGTCATCTCCGATTAAGAATATTTTTGATAAAGTTTTTCTTCTCAAGGCACATACGTCATTAGACTTATTACAAAGAGTTCAGTTAGATTTAAGAAATAGTCCAACGGTAAGGAAAAGATATGCTTCAGTTATCGGAACGTTAGGAGTTGAATCATTGGTTCAAGCAGAGGGGAAAGGGGTATCATTCGGGTTTAAACTTGTTGCTCGCCCTTCTCAAGAAGAAATGCAATTGATGTTCCAATACATCGACACCGCACTGCAAGCTGGCAAGAATGGATTACCGGGCATTACAGTCCCAGAAGCAATGTATCTTGTACGCAGAGCAAAAGAAGGGGGTTCTTGGGAAGAGATCGAAGCCTATCTTGATTATAAGGAAAAACAACGCCAACAGGAGCAACAGGCATACGCACAGCAAGCAGCACAGCAGCAGATCGAAGGGCAACAACAGTACGCACAGATTAATGCTGAAAATCAAAGAATGCTTACTCAGCTTCAGGCAGAAAAAGAGGCCTATGGATATTCAGCTAAAACGTACTACGACATGTTGTTAGCCGACAGACAATCATGGAATAAAATAAACGAGATCAATGCACAGAAAGCCATTGGATCGACACAACAACAACCAATGCCAGTTGTTCAAGCTCCAGACATTACAATTGACGGGATGACACCAGAACAAATTGCGCAACAACAAACAGCACAGATGCAACAAGCACAAATGCAGCCAAATATGGGTTAAAAATATTATTAGTAATTTTGTAGTACACACATTCCAAGAATTATAGTATGTCAGAAGTAAAAGAAGACGAAGTTAGAGATTTGATGGACTTAGGAGAGTTTCGGGATGACGAACCATTTGAATGGAATCCTATCGAAGAGACAGAGACATCAGAGGAAACTAAGACCGAAGAAACGCAAGTTGAGACAAAAACAGAAGAACAAACACAAACAGAAACTAGCGATTGGTTTTCTGAGCTTAATAAGTCATTTGGGACTAATTATAGCTCCGTAGACGAATTAAAATCTGTTTTAGGTGAATATGGTAGTCTAAAAGAAAAAGTGTCTAAAATCGACGATTTTGACACCCTATCTAGCAGACTAGAAAAAGTAGAAAAAGAAAGAAATCTATTAATTGAGAAGTATCGTGAGTTGAAAGACCCACAATCGTTCTTTGCAGATGATGTTGAGTTTAAGCGGAACCAATTAATCAAGAGCAATCCATCTATCAACGGGGAAGTTGCAAGGAAAGCTCTGACGATGGATCTTGGTACGGCAAACCCATTAGACATTATAGCACTAAGTATGCAGTTAACACACTCTAAGCTGTCCGGCGGGGAAGTTGGGGCTAAAGAGGCATTCTTGTTAAGCAAAGGCATAGATGTGCAGTTAGAGGATGATGGAAGTCTTGACGCTTCGGCTTTATCTAGGGCGCAAATAAACATCATTAATCTTGAGGCAGAGAAAGCCGCTAAGGATATTGCGTCGATACGTGATTCTGTTCAGTTACCTGAAAGCTCAAAAGAAGTTGAAGAACTTATTAGTGAGTGGTCGGCTCAGAGCCAAGAACCACAGTTTGATATGTCTAAGTGGGAAGGTAAGATTGCTGATGTGGTAAAAGGAGTTGATATATTTGAAATAAAAGAAGCTGATGTGGTTTTGTATTCAGAACCTATTGATGCAGAATTTAAAGAAGGTTTGGAAGATGCCATTAAGGAAGCCATTTCTAAAGGCAAGATAGAACCAACTCCTGAAAATATTAAGATACTAATCGAAGAAGCAAAAAAGGAATATGCTTTTGAGAATATGCCTAGTATTATGAAACGCTACAAAAGTAACGTGGAGTTAAAGATCAGGGAAGAGCAACACCGACAGATCCACAATGATGTAGACCCAGACAAGTCTAGCACAACAACAAAAGTGACAACAGGACGAACTACTCCTTTAAATAGAGTTCTAGGAATAAGATAATAACAATTAATTTTTAAGAAAATGTCAGATAATACAATTCGCGTAGAAGGTAATTATTCAGCGGCGTGGAAGTCGATTCATAGCGACGTAATGCGTAAGTACTACTTACCTGAAATCTACAAAACATACGGTCGTGGTTTTAGTTTCTTGGATTTCTACACCATGATTGGGAAAAAGGGATTAGCCCCTAAGCGCACTGTTTCTTTTTGGGAAAAAGGACACATTAAGGCTAATATCACCTTAAACGGAGCTATCAGTACAGGTGCTGTTGGAGCAGCTATCAGCTTTAAAATTGCAGCAGGAGATTACGACTCTGGTAATAATCCAGTATGTCGTATTGGTCAGACTGTAATGATTCCTCAGAAATATCAGCCAGCAGCTGTTAACATTCCTCAGCAGTACCGCATCATGTCTAGTTCTGGTTCTGCCGGAGACTTGACTTTCGTAGCCAATCCATTGAACTCAACCGTTGCTCAAATCGCAACACAAGTTCCAAGTGGAACCACTTTATCATTGGGTTATATTGCGTTTGCTCCCGGAACTGGCTTACCAGCAAGTACCACTCAGAGCTACTTCGAGCGTGACTTCACTTCGGTTATTCTGAAAGAACGTTTGGGTATTGAAGGTGGATTTCTTTCTGATAAATATTGGGAGCCTCTGGAAATCAATGGTGTATTCAACGGATATATCAATCCTCTGTTGTACGAAACCGAGTTCTTACTCGATGATCAGATTAACACATACGCATTCTTAGGTCAGACTAATGACAATGCAGCCGTAGTTGGTACTTCTAACTGGGGTGGATCAAATAAAGTGTTGTCTGGCAAAGGTATTTGGACAATGTTGGACGAAAGAGGTCAGAAGTTGCCATATACGGGATCATTCCAAAATGCAGACTATATAACAGCCAAGAACTTACTCGAATCTCAAGGCGTTGTTGATAATGAAATCATCTTCGCTATGGGTAGTAAACTGTTTGATGACACAGATCAGGCTGACTTGGATTATTTGAAAGAATACTCAGGTGGTTCTGACTTATTGAAAAATATGACAGAACTTGGCTTCCAAGCACAGACGGTTAACCGAGGTGGTGTTAAATTCCAAAAAGTTAAATTAGCAGGATTCACCAACCCATTTGGTCTTGGTAATGACGAATACGAATTGAGCTACGCTGGTTACATGATGCCTACAAGCAAAGCAAAAGTATCTGCTTCTGCCGATGGTTCAAAACCAATGATGATGAACAACGTAGAATTACGTTTCTTGGGTAATGGTCAGGAAAACCGCACTCGTGTTATCGGTCACTTGAACGGTATCAGCGGAATCCAAGATTCTCAGCCAGTAACTCAATATGACGGTTTGGATATTGGTCTTTTGACTGAACCAATCCTTCTGTTTACCAACGTAAATCAGTGCGTTCAGGTTTATAAAGAAGCATAGTTTTTAGTTTTTTTGTTTGTGGGTGGAGAAATCTGCCCACAAACTTTTTAAATACACACATTCCAAGATAAAGATATGTTATACAAAAATCACAAGAAAGTAGACTTACTTAAAGAACCACTCTACTTGAAAAAGAAAGACGAGTTTGAGAAGTTCTTAAAAGGTAAAGACTACGTTTTATTTAAGACCTTTGATAAGATAAACGTCAATAAAACAGGTCACGTAGAGCCAGATCGAATTAGAGTTGTCCCGCTTGAGGTTGTTGTCCCAGACGAGAACGGTAGCGACGACACATGGATTTACCTAGACGTAGCACCAACCGTATTACAAAATGGAGAAAACGACTACGCAAGAGCAAAAGCAGCGTCTAATATTTTTGTTCAGCGAGTACTACAAGTTCCTGCAACTAAAAAAGATAAGATTTTCTTTTTGATGTATCTATCAACAGCAGGACGCAATGGATGGTTATTCCCATACGATGAAGATGCAGATGCGGAACGCAAGTATGAAGCTATTAAGAGTAAAGCCAACATTGACTATCTACTTACAGGCGAATATTCTCCACTAACTGAAGATAATATGCGTCGCATTGCTAAATCGTTTGGTATTCCGAATGTAGACTCATTATCTAAATCTAAATTAGTACTGGCCTTAAAGGGATTAGTAGATAAAGCAGAAACAGAAGGAGACATGTCTTGCAACGTAGCAGCCTTCACAGCAGCAATGGAGAATGATGGCATTACAGTAACCAAATCAAAGGTACAAGAAGCTATTGACTCAGGACGTATCGTTTATGATGAATTGGAAGGAACGTGGTTCTATACCGATGAATCAGGTGCTAAAGTAAAAAAAATAGTAACAGTTGATTTGTTACTTCGTGAAAGCAAAGCTAAGCGTTACAATACACTTCATACGGTATTCTTGGCTAACGAAAAAGCAAGAAAAGAACTAGATGTTATTTTGGGTTATGTTACTATCGAAGTAGACTTTCATAGATACACCTATTCTAGTTTAAAGAAGTTTGCTGCTCTAAATAACATCAATGCAACGGGCAAGGCTGATGAGTTATTAGAGAGAGTATCTGAATTTTATGAGGCAAATAAGAACTCACAAAAGATAGATTTGACTTGTTTAACGCTTAACCAGAAGATCGGAGAGGCATTTGACAATAAGCACGAAGATGGAACAGGAGTAGAATAAATGTTTCACATTTTATATCCCAAAAGAGTAACCAAAAAACGGTTGCTCTTTTTTTTTGTATATTTGTGTATGCTTAAAATAAGGAAATCATATTCTCTAGGAAAGTTAAGAAATAACATTCTTAAAATAACAAATGGAGATAAAGAGTTTTATGAAGCAGCAGGACAACCTTGGGATATGTTTTTTCGCATCTATGATAACATTGTAACAGGAACAAAACAAAGAACCTTTTATAATGTGTATGTGAATAATCAGCCCATAGCTTACCTTTGCATCTCAAAACAAACAAAAGAGATTTTCTTTTATGTAAGCATACCGTTCCGTAAACGAGAAGTGTTAACCGATATGTTCGCTTTTGTTCGCCGTAAAATAGGGAATGAGTTTTACACAGGAACAAAAAAAACAAATACTAGGTTTGTTGAGTTTGCGAAAAAGAACGGGTGGTGTGTTTTTATGGAAGATGAAAAAAACGTAATATTTAAAGGATTATGCCAGTAACAGCAGCGGTTGTGGCTAGTGTTGGACAGGCAGGATTAGGCTTGTATCAGACACTGAGAGCAAACAGACTAAGGAAAAAAGCATTAAGTGATTTTCGCAACAATCCAATGACCATCCCTTCGGCAGCTACACAGGCTGTTAATATGGCTGGAAAACAAGCGCAAGGAACACGGCTTCCAGAACAAGACGTAATGGAAGAAAACTTACGTTCTGGAACTGCTCAGTCATTAAATCAAGCACGTAAGTCAGCTACGTCTCCGTCTCAAATCCTAGCAAGTACAATTCAATCATACAATTCACAGCAACAGGCTCAACAAAATCTTGATTTACAGGCAGCACAGAATTGGCAAGACAGACAGAATATATATCGTAATGCAGTAATGTCCCTCGCACCTTACCAACAAAAAATCTGGGAGACGAATGTGTTAGCTCCTATACAGATGAAAATGAACCAAGCCTCCATCGAAGGTCAATCGGGTATGCAAAACATAGGGCAGGGCATTCAGAGCGGATTGGGTGTGTTAGCAAATAAACAAATGCTAGATTCTTTGAATCCATCTGGAGTAAGCGGAGCGGCAGATCACACAAAACAATATTATTTAGGTCAGATGAAACAACAACCATTTGTTAATCCTACAATAAATGCGCAAAGGACAACGTTGATGCAGCCTAACCAATCATTTTTAGGAGATCAATCTTTGTATGCCAATAATATTCCAAGATAATAAACACAACCATACAACAAAGACAAGGTAATTATTAGTGTTTAATAGCATAAAACATAGAGCCACAGCTAACAAAAATAGTTGTGGCTTTTTTGTATCTTTGTGTAAATAAATAGAGTAAACATGGCAGAAATTAGCAACGTCCTCGGATCTGGGGGATATTCAGGTGGTTTTTTGGGAAATTTAACTTCAGGATTGGAAGCATTGCAAAGGACTGACATTGCCTCTAAGTTGGAAGCTATAAGGCAACAAAAAGCATGGGATCGTGATGATAAGATGCGTAACGAGGCGTTTGCTCTTGAAATGGCACTTCCTAAGATAATAGAAGATCGTCGAATTGGGCTAGCACAAGAAACAGCACAAAAAGCTGATTTATTTACTAAGAAACTAACAGACGTTACTCGCAAGGCACAAGCAGAGGGTCGTGGGTTGTCGTTGGCTGAAAAGATAGCATTAAAAACGGAACGTGGTGTTTTGTTGAATGAAAGTGAAAGAGCCAAGGCTTTCATTGATGCTTTAGAAGAAGGTCAGAAATTTCACTTACAGACTCTTCAAAAACTCGACCCTACACAAAAAGACGAATATATGAATAATTGGTCTACTCTTTACTCTAAGATGAAAGACCCAAGCGCATCTAAGACATTATCGGCATCGGATGTTATGACGGCCTTACAGCCACCAGAACCAACATCGTCTATGGTTTTTGCTCAAACAACAAAAGACCTTATTCCGTTTGTTGATAGTGCCATCAAAGCAGAAGGTGGTGGTAGAACGTCTGTAGACTTTGACAAACTAAAAAAAGTCATTGCTTCTAATGTTGATCAGAATAGCTATCTATATCAGAAAGGCATACAGGAAGGAAGATGGAAGAACGTCGACGAGATGTATAATCAGATGGCTGAACGTATTGCCCCATCAATAAAAACAGATGTAGTTGGGTGGAAACCAAATGAACCAACAGAAAAAGAAAAGTTTGGTGGTATTATTGGAACAGCTACAGCAGCAAACGTATCTGGGTCAACGCCTAACTACACCACAGAGAATGCTTATATAACTACCAATTGGGGAAAGCCAATTCCTATTACCACAAAGGAAGGAATAGGTCAGTTCACTCCCAAGCAATCATTTCCTAACGGCATGGTTCAAGGTACTGTAAAGGTATCGAGAGAAAATATAGGTAAAGAACGTGATTATACCGATGTTGAAAATGATCAATTGAATCAACCCGGTTCTAGGATAGAAATAACTCAATCAGATGAGAAAGGAAATCCTACAAAAGCAAGACTAATCACTAAATCTGTTATTGAGCGAACAGAGGAAATACCTTGGAGTAAACACAGCGAAGTACTTGGGAAGTTAGACCCAAACATGAAATCATATTTTGAATCTCAGGGTATAGGTTCTAGGCAAGAACAAAAACAAGGGAAGATACCAATGGAGCGTACTTCTAACACCGTAACACTTAAAGTAAACGGTAAAACCTATAATATTCCTGAAGATAAAGTAGCTAAATTTAAAGAAACATATCCAAATGCCAAATAACACAGAAGATTGGAGCAAATACGAAGTTAAGACTGCTGCTGAGCCACAGGCTGAGGATTGGAGCCAATATGAGGTAAAAAAAAAAGAAGAACCATTTTCTTTTGGCACTTCAACATCTTTGGAATTTCCTTCTGTTTCTACGCAAAAAGAAGAAGTAGCTAGTCAGGAACCATTAACTTACATGCAGAAGCAACTTCGAGAAAAGGGGCTTATAACAGAAGATGCTACAGATCCAAATAAAATAAATGATGTTCTAAGAAAAGTTCCCCTTAGTTTTGTATTTCCACACGCAGATGAGAAGTTTCTTGAAAAAAGTAGAAATCCACTTGATGTTACGGGAAAAGAAGAAGACAAACAAGTAGTAAAACAGCCATTAAGCGAAGAGGATAATATGGCTATTGGAGCTAATATTGACACAAAACAAGAACCTTCTTATTTTTGGGGAACGGTAAAAGCCATAAACCAAGGCACATCATCTTTCTTCAGGACATTAGACAATGCAACAAAAACATTAGAAGATTTAACGGGTATCCCAAGCGGCGGTGGATTTGGTAAGATAGCCGATAGCGTAGACGATGTAGCCAATAAGATGCCAGATGTTCCAGACACAAGGGGTGGACGACTGTTGCGCAATGTTGGCAACTTAGAAGGGATGTTCTTGGAACTAGCCATAACGCCAGAACTAAAGGTAGCTAAGATTGGTGCTGTGCCAAAACTAATAACACAAATGACAGGTGCTGGTTTTGTTAACTCATATGGAGATTCAATAGCCAAAGAACCAGAAAAAATTAATCGTGTTATTGAAGGTGTAAAAGGAGCTGGTGGTGGATTAAAAGATGCAGCTATATTAACGGCACTTGGATATGGATCTGCCATAGCAGGAAGTGCCGTAGGTAAAGCTGTTGGGTCTGAAGTAGCAGGATCGGTAGCATCAACACTAACCAACGCTGTTGGGTTTGCAGGATCAGACGCAATAGAACAATTAATTACTACAGGTAATATAGATAAAAACCAACTAGAACAAAGTTTTGATGTTGGTTTAGCTCTTGGGATACCAGAAATAGCAAAGACTATTGGTACAAGAGCAATGGTAAATTATTTCACTGCATCACCAAAAGTAGAGAAAGAAGCAGCCGCTACTACTAAAGATGTCGAAACTCTACGAGAAGAAGCTATAAACACAAGAAAAGATGCTCAGTTATTAGATGTAGATACAAGGGCAGCAGAAGAAGCCAAAGCTAACGTATTAGATGGGATAGCAGATGTTAAAGTTATGTCGTCAGAAGTATCAAAAGACCCAGAAAAATTTAAACAGTCTATTGCTGAAGATGAAACATTGTCGCCAGAACAAAAAGATGCGTTTACTAAGAAGATAGACGAGACTGTTAAGCTCCAAGAAGAAAAACAAACAGCAGCCAAACTAACGGGGACGAAAGTGGTAGGGGACGAGATAGTAGAAGAAAAACAAAAACAATTAAAAAATGGCAAAGAAATCAGGGGCAATGAAGCCCAAAGGCAAAGGCGGCAAGAAAGGTTGCTAAGAGTACAGGAAATTGACAATGAACTTGGCGATGTTTGGTCTAATTTGGCAGACATTGTTGGCGCAAAAATTAGTCTAACAGGGGAACAGCGAGCTAAAATAATGCCCGTTGTTTCTCAGTTGGCTAAATTGTACACAGAAAAATATGCCTTAAAAGGGATGGATTTAGTCGATCAAATCATTGAACACTTAACTTCTAAAGGCATTAATGTAGATGAAGAAACAACAAATCAAATAACACAACAATATGCCAGAGAAAGTAGAAAAGTCGCTGATGAAATCAGCCAACAAACACAAGGGATGGTCGAAGGAGAGGAAAGACCGATACGTGTACGGGACAATGAACAAGCTAGGGCTAATGAAGGGGAACAAAAAGGTAGAAAAGTAGCAGAAGGAGAGAAGTCGAGACAACAAGGTGTTAAGATAATAGAATCAACCACTCTTCCAGAAGATATTAAATCTGACTTTAAAAAAGAAGGAATAGGATATGTTCCAAGAGGAAGAAAAGTGACCAAAGCCGAAGCCAGTGAAATAGTAAAGACAAAGATGCAGTTAGAGGGTGGTCGTGAGCAAGTAAAAGCCGACATCTTGAATTTAGCAAATGGAATTGCTGGGGACACAAGAATACACATGGCTGTTAATTTTATTAATGATGCTAAAGTAAAGCTATTAAAATCTACTGACCCTATCGAAATATCAAAATATAGAAACGATATTTCAGAAGTATTAGCTTCGACTATGCGTAGGTCTACCGACGTAGCCACCGAACTTGAAGCAAACAAGATGATAACTCAGTTATTAAATTCAGACACTGAGTTTGTAGAAGATATATATAGGAATGAGATAAACAAAAAGAACGAATCTTTTTATCAGGCAGAAAAAGAAAACATCAAGTCTGCTCAGGATATAATTAGTGAATATCTAAACAGTGAAGAATTTAAGTCTAAATATAAACCAAAAGTAGGTGAGACTGAAGGTAAGCTTACAGCTAAGCAGTTACGTGAGCGAGGTATAAATAAAGTTGCTAATGCTACAGGTAAACTAGCAGACATCATTGGAGCAAAGAAGAACTTTACTCAGGAAGAGATGGGTAAAGGCACAGATATATTTGATGCTTTAAAAGAACTTGGAGATGGGTTATTGGACATTGGTGTGGCTTCGACTAAAGAACTACTTGAAAAGATAAAAGTACAGACTAGGAAATACTTTAAGCCATCTGAGATAGACGCAATATCAAAACAACTGCTTACTGAACTAGATGCAGAGAATAGACTTAAACAAAAAGTTCAGCGTACGATAGCATTAGATTCTAAAGATGAGAAAGCAATAGTTGATAGACTTTATTCTAAAGGCATAAAAGCAACAGACAAACAGCTAAAGCAGCTATTGGCAGATAACGTTGACCTATTAATCAGAGAAGGTTCAATAGATGATGCTTCATTCCGAGAGCTGTTTGCTAAAGCAATGGGGAAGGACTACGTAGATCCAAAAGAGATTGAACGCCTGAAGATAAATGCTCAATTAGTTACTGACGTTAAGCGTATTGAATCAGAACTAGAAAATCTTTATAATAAGCTTATAGATGCAGAGCTTAATGGAGTTCCAAAAGAAGAACTGAATAAGCTTCGCAAGCAAGTATCCGATAAGATAAGAGAATATTCTAACTCTAGGCACGAAGCAGAAAAAGCGGTTAAAACAACGGGAGAGATATTAGCTGGTAAACAGGGAATAGCAGAAAAAATCGGAGCAGTCATAAAAGGTAATCTTATCACACCAGCATCTCAGGTAGTAAACATTATCGCTAACTACTCCATGACTCCAATTAGGGCAGCAAAGAACGCTATTGCCTCATGGATGGACACAGCTATATCAGGAATGGGATTTGGCATTGACAAGCTCAGAGAGTCCCAAAAACAAAAAGAGATTGATTTTATTAATAGTGAATCAGCAAGACTTGGCATTCCAAAAGACAAAGTTGTAATCCCAAGATCAATGATTAAGGCACAGCGACTTTTAGATAAACTTCCCACATCAGAAATAAAAAAGATTGGTTCTGGTTTAAATATGCAACGTTTAGTTGGAGAAAAGCTAGGATACGAGCAAGGGATACGTCAGTTATGGACAGGAGCATTGCCTACAGATCTTCAGCGCGTAGAACTTCGTGCAGGGTTGCATCCATTAGATGCTCTGTATAAGAATTATAAAATGCTATCTGGTAAAGAAAAACTAGAGTTTAAAGAGTTCATTAAGAACACATACGAAGGGACTATTGGTGTTGCACCAGAAGTGACGTTTAGGTTTCTTAATCTATTTGACAAGCCTGTTCGTATGGGAGCAGAACGTGCTAAGTTAGATGAACTAGCGAAACTAAAAGGGCTGACAGGAGCAGAAAAAGAAAAGTTCTTGGAACTACCGGACGAAGAATCTGCTGAGATTGCAAGGAAAGCAGGAGACGAAGCTACATTCCAACAGGACACTCAACTATCGAATGCCTTTTCTAAGCTAGATAGATGGTCTTTAAAGAAAGCAAAAGAATCCACCAACATAATGTCTAAAGTTGGATATTATACGATCTACTACGCTAAAAACATGGTTATCCCTTTTGTTAAGACACCAATTAACGTAGAGATGGAGATGCTTGGATATGCCGTACCTGAATATTCTATTGCAAGAGGGCTGAATGCACTATACAAAGGAGATAGAGTTGCTTTTGAAAACCACATGGCAACAGCAGTAGTTGGTTCTTTTATGATGCGTGGTATTGGTTATTTATTTGGAGCAGGAATCTTAACATTGGCACAAGGTGGGCAGGAAGATGAAACCAATGCTGAATTTATTGCTCAGAAAATAAAGACAGCAGAGTATCGTGATAAACCCGCATATTATATAAATATAGACGCATGGCAGCGCGATATTCACAATAAGATATATGGAACTAACTTGTCGTTAGAGTGGCAAGAAGGCGACCAAATTAGTTCGTATAGACGTTTTGGTATTGTATCCGCTATGACTATGGCTCAGGCAGAAGCATTCAGAGGTAAATCCAAAGAAGAAATACAGGCAATGAACTTTTGGCAGACTAGCCATACTTCCATTATGCCGTTGGTTAAGTCTGGAGCAGAACAGACATTCGTAGCAGGAACAAGTTCATTGATTAATGTTTTTGTTGGTAGCGAACAAGAAAGAGACAACTTCTTTTTGGGTCTATCTAAAGCAGCAGGAGCAACCGTTCTGCCCAATGCTCTAAAGACATACGTTCAGGCTAATGATAACTATTTAAGAGAAACTAGGGATGCCACTCTTAAAGGCATAAAATCAGTAGAGCATAGAGTCGTTACCGATTTTAAATCTTCTCTTCCATTTGTCACCAAAACTGATATTCCAACAAAGATTACAATATGGGGAGAGAGAGTTAACAGATACGAAGATGGATCGTCACCAGCATTTCAACTGTTTGACATCACAAAAACAAAAACATATAAACGTGATTTTGGAACTAAGATATTTGAGTTTTACGAACGAGTATCACAAGATGATGAGTTGAAGAAAGAGATTCCACCAAAATCTATATTGCCTCCTGTCCTTATGAATAAAGTTCGATATAAGGAAGAAGATGTTACGCTTGACCCAAAAACATACGAAGATATGCAGTTGTTTGTTGGAAGTAGGCTAAAAGAAAAGACATGGGCAGCACTTAGCTCTATGAATTGGGATAGCGCAAGTGATAAGCATAAGTTTCAGAAGTTGAAACAACTTTATGGTTCACAAAATTCATTTAGAAGCAAGTTAATTGACCGCTATGTTCGCTCCAACAAACAAAAATTAGATTCTCTTTGGTTAACTCAATATGGAGCAAAATAACAAAACATGCTAAAAAACACATTGATTTGTTTGGTGGTGTCAATTATATGACATATCTTTGTGTCGTTCAGTTGTTGCATTTATATCATGTATTTTAGAGTTTAATTTTAGAAGCACAGCCACAAAAAATGGTTGTGCTTTTTTTTATTATCTTTGTTTTATAATATAAATAACCGATAAGATGAGTATTACAATAGCCAATAGCACAAATGAATTATAGCGATGTCACATCCCCATCTACCGCAGATTTAACTGCACTGGTAGCACAAATTGTTACTTGGAAGAACGCATAGTCTGGAACTAAATAATCTCTTATAGGGGCTAAAAATAGCCTAAAATTAGCTTGAAAGCAATGAATAAAGATTACGACAGCAAAATGACAGATTTCATAGTGGAGGCCACCGATCTTCTGAATAAACAAAAAGAAATGGCAGAAGAGATCAGAGTACTTACACGTAGACACAGGCAAGCTTTTAATGGTTTAGTCGGAGTAGCCATAGCCTGTTTTCTTCCCTTGTTATACTCCTTTGTATCGCTAAACGTCACAGTAGGAAAGCTACAAGAAACAACAGTTCCAAAAGACGAAGTATATAATAAGTTCGTTCAAAAGATAGATGCCCTAGCCGTTCATCAACTAGAATCAGATTGGACAAAAACACAGTTTTATAAGATTACGCACGATGATTATTATAAGACAGATGAAACAACACAAAAAATAATCAATGCTTTTTATTCCACGGAGAGCAGATCAGGTAAACAGTAGTTCATCACCACTATATATCATCAACATTTGGCAACTACGGTTGCCTTTTGTGTTATATAACACATAGATAAGTTTGTACACAAATAAATAAAATTGTAGTTTTGTTGTGTTAATAGTTAAATAACTTTTAAAACTAAAATAAAATGAAAGAAGATTTTGTTTTGCCTGAAATGTGGTGTATTAGATCAAATGGTCAACAAATGCACGAAGAAATAATTGAGCCATATTTAGTAGAAAAAGAATATGCCTACCCAAAATGGGATGGAGATGATTATTATTATCATTTTTGTGATAGTGGTATTTTTGCTGTTAATAATAAACATAAAACATACACCGAAATAACAACAGACCAATTCAAGCAATATGTGTTAGGAGAAAAACAACAACAAAAAGAAATTGTTGGTTGGAAGTGGAAAGATGGATGTGAGAAATATAAAGATTCCGCTGCTAGTATATCAGGACTATTTGATAGCAGGAGTACTAACATTACTGGATTATTAACTGAGTATCCAAATGGAGAGACCCATAACAAACTTAAACAAGCAGGAGTACTTGATTTGTGGTTTACCCCAGTATATAAACAAGACGAACCTGAATATAAGGTTGGGGATTTTGTTGTTGTGAAGAATTACGTCCAATGTGGCGAAGGTAATGGTGTGGTTACTACAAACTTAGTATCTGAGCTTTTTGAGGTTAAAAAGAATGGAGCGACTGGAATGCACTACAAAGAGTCGGCATTTTCAGTAAAAGAACGTGGCAACTATCATAATATCAAGGAATGGCACATTGTCAGAAAGGCTACACCAGAAGAAATTAAATCAGCACAAACACCACAAATAACAATCAATGGTTATAAAGGTGAGTTTTTTGATTGGGGGATCAGTTTCAATAGTGGCTGTGCCAAAATTCAAAAAGAAATATTTATTTCTCTGTCAAAGCACATAGGTCAAAAATTTGAGTATACAAACAGAGAAGTAGAGTCCATCACTATTGGGAAAGGTACATTTACAAAAGAACAAATAAAAGAAATCGCAGAGTTTTATTTAAACAAATAAACGTCACCGTTTTAATTCATTAAGCAGCAACCAAAAATTGCTGCTTTTTTGTGTTATATAACACATCAATAAGTTTGTGTAATCAAAAAACAATTGTTTACTTTGTTTAAACTTTAAATAAAATAGTTATGGCATTTGAAAATATATCAAAAGGAGAGTGGAAGCATAATAGATTTGCAAAAGGAAATATAGAAACAGAAAATAGGCTTATTGCAAACTGTATTGGTTATTCCACAAACGTAAAACCAGAAGAAGCACATTTAGAGAGCATGGAAAACGCTGATTTTATTCTGTTTTGCGGTAACCTCCAACAACGCTATGATATTAGCAAGTTGGAAGAAGCGGTGAAGTTATTTGAATTGCTATTAGAAGAAAATATGTGTTCTATTGCAGCGGATGGTAAGATTAATAATTTATTAAATCATATTAAGAAATGAAACAACTAATACCACAAAACAGAATAGATGAAGCTGCTTCTGAGTATTTGTATCAGGAGGCTGGAAAGACAAGATATTCCGAACCAACCATAACGAAGCGAATATTTAATGACGCAGTTCAATTCACACTAAACGAAATAGAACAGTTGATGGTTGAGTTTGCAGAATTTATAGATAATCAATACAAAGATTTTAATACTAAATCTGGCAAACAACTACTCGAAGAATTTATTAACTATCGAACAATGAAAGAACTTGAAAAGCTTTTGGAGTTTGAAAGTGAAGAAGAAAGACAAGAATTTATTAACGATAAAAACAAATAACTATGGCTTTTGTAGCAGTAGATAAAAACGGAAGCGAATATATTTATAAGCATTATCCACAAAAAGATTTAAAATTTAATGTTTATCGTGGATTTGACGATGAAGATATGGAGCTCCCATCCGGCACAATCAAAAAACTAATTGGTTTTGATTTGACGTTTGATGATGATCCAGTTGAATTAACGTGAGTATAAACCAAGTTGAACTAAAAAGATAACGGCTGATGATAAACAATCGTTTTAATGTTGTTTATCATTTGTTATATGAATGTGTTATTTTTGTTTTACCTATTAAAAAATATAAAATTATGGAAATAAAGAAATTTGAAATGTATCGTGATGGTGGTACAATTGAACTGGATACAGATAAAGGAATTTTCTGTTTTGATGAACGTATTGGGAGTAATGCCAAAGGTAGATTATATAATGGTTATCCTAAAAGAGATAATAGTAATTTAATAGAAAATTCCGAAGATTTGGAAAATGAATTGATTGAATGTTTGAAATTGTATAAGAATGATTTTTACCAAAGTTCAATTGATTATTTTATAAACTCAAAACAAAAATAACATTGCACATAACAATTGTGTAAAACACACTACTTAATTTTCAATTACTTACAACTACTAAATTGCAGAAAATGCAAGGAACTAAACCAATTCATCAGCAAGTATTGCAGGAATCTAAAGAACTAAAAAAGAAAATAAATACACAAGAGTTTTGCAAACTTCACGGTATTTCTAAATCAAAATATTCTCGATTCCCTTCTGATAAATTTATAGAGGAACTTATGCTATTTGATTACTTGCGTCAATATGCTGAATTTTCAAATTAATTCATCTTTGGACGTATTAGAATTAAAAAGCCGACCATTAATTTGATCGGCTTTTATTATATCACAAAATTGGCAAAACAAAACAATAATTGCCTTTTTTGTGATATTTGCTTATATAATAACCAAAACACAAAACAACTTTAATTTGCTATCTTTGTTTTAACGTTAATAAAACAAAGATATATGGCCTTAACCGTTTTATATACAGTAACAAGATCATCCGATTTCAAGAGTATCGGCATTAAGGATAGTGGCACAGCTTGGGGGATCGGAGGCGAGATGGGGACTGGAGATGTCACTGGCATTTCTTTATCAATATTTGGCACCGATAAGGAAACCCCATTGAAAATAGTTACTTTTACTTTAGGCGAAAGAACTACGTTTTTAGCTGGCAATGAAGTGACGTTGTTGTTCTCTGATTCGAGACTGTTTGGAACGACAATAGCTCCCGACAATTTCTATACATCTCAAATTTCAGTAACAGGTGGTTCTGTGGTAAATACGCAAGTTTGTTTTGATTCCTATTTCTATATTAAAAAAATAGTAATGACTCATATTGCTGATGTTGGTGTCCCGCTGGAAACCTATTATGAGGCCAATAAAGCAATAACTGGTGACTTGGCGGCTATGACTACACTTGACTATTTAAGTTCCGTTATAAGTGCCTCTAGGGAGGCTAAATGGAGGCAAATATACGATTCGCTTGCATGGAATTATAATCTATAGACCGTATGACTTACGAAATACAACAAGCAATAAATCTGGGTAATCAGATAACCGAATATTTGGCTTCATCCATGATTGAAAATTATGGAAAGGGGAATAGATCAGAAGCAGACCAACATCAAATGGATTGTTGTTTGGTGCGTTCTTTAGTCGAAGTGTTGGAGTTTTATCAATCAAATGGAGAGGGCACTGGATTAACCATTAGCGATATTCTTGGGGTAATATCTAAAATAAACGAATACGAAGGCTCTTTGTTGTTAGACATTGAAGATTTTGCTGTTCAGGTTGGTTCTGATGCAGATGCTTTGGGCGGTGGGAATTCGGTAATAGTAATAAACGGAAGTGGAAGTGCCGTAACGTTCCCTGTTGCACATAGCTATTCATTTACGGTTGCATCAAATGGACAAACTATTTTTGCTATGCCATTTAATGTATCACAGGTCGATACCGATTCAATTTACTTAACGCTAAACGACGCTGCTAATCCTGAATATGGAACCGACTACTCGATGAGTGGAACTACATTAACATGGAGTGGTTCATATCCGCTATCTGCTGGATGGAAGTTTGAAATTAAATACTGGCTATAATGAGCGATTTTGATATAAGACAAATAAAACAGTGTTTTCAAATTAACGGAGAGTTTCGTTCGCCCGGAGCAGGAGAGCATGGAAAGCGTTTTACATGGGATAATAATCTTGGCCTTTTTGTTTATGAGGACGATATTAAGCTCTCTACTGCCGCTAGGGAAAATGCTTCTAATCGTGCTGAGTTTACGCAATCAGACGGAAGTAAAGTATATCTTTCTCTAGGCGCATTGGCATGGGCAAACAACGTAGATACGGCATCACCCGTAACATCTGTTTTTGGGCGTGTAGGAGATATAACAGCACAAAGTGGAGACTACACAGCAGCCCAAGTAGCAAATGCCTTTAATAAGGCTGTAGATGATACAGATGACATTACAGAGGGTGCAAATAAGTTTGTATCGGCAACACAAAAAGCCAATATTGATTTAAACACCACTGCTCGTCACACACACACAAACAAATCTGTTTTAGATGCAATCACTAACGCAGGAGGTGGCGTTATCCCAACGGCACTACAAATTGCTACATGGGATTCCTACGCTGGCACAACAGACGAACAAATACAAGATGTTGTTTCTTTGCTGATAAAAAACGGGACGGGCATTACTTGGGTTTATGACGATCTGAATGCAACATTGACTCCAACTGTGAGCTTATCTGCGTTTACAACAGACAACTTAACTGAAGGATCAATAAATAAATACGCAAGCACTTCTATTGGTTCAACTGGCAGTACGGTATCTATTACCCTTCCTGCTTCATCGGATGTAGCAACTCGCGTAGCAGGAGCAGCAGAAGGAACTGATTATCCTACGGGATGGATATTGGCTGCTGATAGTGCTGTAAATCTGTTAATTACGCATACGCTTACTGGGAGACCAATAGCCCACGTTAACGTGTTTGAGGTCAATGGGACGGTAAGTAGATTAACAAAACCGTTTTCTGACGGCTTTACTGGAGTAACCTGTGATACTAGCGATGACACAATATTAATAGAAGGCTTGGACACATTGGCTGTTCCACTTCGCATAGAACTATTCTTTAATTAATGGCAGACGTAACAAAATATAATCCTACTGTCTGTTGGAAAACAATAGCAAGCAATGTTGTCCAATTAACACGAGAGACCGTATCTGTACCTGCTACATATAAAATAACAGTTTCTTTTGTTGATTCAAACGACATAGGTGCAGGACAAAAACTAACAGGATATTATTTTACTGATTTTTTGGGTAACCCTTACTCAATAATAGCCACAGGAACATTATTTATATCCGTTTCTGACGACTTTCGCACAGGAGAATGCCCAACATCAGGACACATAGGATACGTTCATAAATCAGCCTATAAAGGTTATTCTTTGTATTTGCCATCACACGCATTTCGTCATTTACACCCCACGGCATTACAGACCAATAATAAGTACGCTATGGCGATTCTGTGGGGAAACGATCCAAACCCTCACCGAATAAGTTTTACTGCCACTACGGAGCCCAAAATAGTCAACTATCAGTTATTACAGGTTGACGACAGAATCCTTGCAGAAGACTATGGGGAAAACCCCAAATGTAGGCTAATGCAGGTAGATGACTCTGGGAATATAATTGAAAGAACAGAAAAACCATATTATGAGTTGGTAGCAGGAAAGATAGACGTAATAACGTTTGGCATACTGCCAGACCCAATAGATTGTTATATTGAAATTTCAAGATAAAATATGAAAAAAATATTAATGTTTTGTGCATCGTTACTAATAGCGGTGCATTGTGTTTCTCAGACAGGAGAAATAAAACCCATAACGGCAAAACAGCTACAAACACCAAACAACGTTACTTTTTATTTTAATGTTGGTGATACTACGTTTTGGGCATCTATGGGGCAATATGGGCAGATGAGTTTTGTTTCCAAGAAGTTTATTGAAGATAAGTATGTTCCATACAAAGGAGCAAAAAAAGATGTTGTTTTAAATAAGCGCACATTAAAAGCAAGCTCTATAGTTCTTCTGAAAGATAGCGTTCCGCAAATAGTGCAAGAAGGACAGATGTATTGGGATTCAATTACTCAGTCTGTCGTAGTAAACACGGAAGATCCAGATGTTCACCTTAATGTTGGGGAAGAACTGTGGGTGCCTATGTGCTACAATAATAGTGGATCAAACATATTAAATGGTCAGCCTGTATATATTTCTGGATCAAGTGGAGGATATCCAACTGTTTCAATAGCATCAAACACAACATATACAAGATCAAGGTTAATAGGTGTAGCAACAGATGACATTCTAAATGGACAGTATGGACGAGTGGCTAGATTCGGGTATGTAAATGGAGTAAATCTATCTGCATGTACAGCAGGAGACAATGTATATCTTGGAGATGGAGTCTTAACTCACGTAAGACCATCTGGTGGTAATTTTCCAGTTGTTATAGGCAAGGCTATTGTTTGTCATACTAATGGCAAGTTATTAGTATATCCACAAAACGCAGAGTATACAGCAGAAACAAATCAAGCTTATGGTTGGCCTTCATATATACAAGGAGAACAGACTGTTTTGTCGTTTACTAATGCGACTAGAACATTCACAATAACTCCTGTATTAACTTCTTTTTATTTTTATCAAGGGGGAATAAAATACATAAAGAATGGATCTCAGTCTTTTCAAATATCAGACGTAGAAGGTATTCACTTGCTTTATTATGACCAAGGTACTATTTATGACGCTATAAATCCATCTGGAGATCAAGCGTTAAGTATAATAAGAAACAACATAACAATATCTGCTATTTATTGGGATGCAACAAACAAAATATCCATATATACATCAAATGAAAGACATACGTTCTATTGGCCTTCATGGGTTCATGCGTATGCTCACTTATCTTTCGGCACTCAGTATGTGTATGGATTAGGGCTTACAAACATAACACTAGGAGCTGGAACTTCTAATACAGATGCTCAATTTGGAGTAGATGCTGGAGCTATTGCGGATGAGGATGTCACATCGTCACAAGATATTATTGCAAGTACGGCAGGACTGCCTATATATTCTAGGACTGGATCAAATGGATTATGGAGAAGGACAACTAGAAGTGGATATTCATTTCTTAACGATGGAACTACCGGATTAGCTCAATATAACCTGTATTCAGGAGGAACCTGGAGTATTGTCTCTATGACAAATAATTATTATAGACTCGTTCATGTCTTTGCAACTAACGATATAGGTTTAAATAAAACAATTGTAATGTCTGGAGTTGCACAATATGCGTCAGCAGCAGCAGCAGAAGCAGCAGTCTCCACGGAAATAGCAAATATTTATAATAGCAACCTTCCATTTGCCGAGGTAAAACACATAGGTAGTTTAATATTACACACTAAGACAGGACTTGGTAATTCAGTTAATGCTAGATATGTAGCTACTACGACAGGTGGATCTTGGATTGATTATAGACGATCTAATGTGATTCCAACCGCATCTTCTGGAGGCTCTGGAGTTTCAACATTTCTAAGTCTATCCGACACTCCAGTTAGTTATTCTGGTCAGGCAAATAAGCTTATAGGCGTAGGTAGTAGCGGGAAAGGCGTCGAGTTTAAGGATATAACCAAGAACTCTTCTGGATTAAATATACCATCTGGACAGACCTATAACATAAATAATAATAGCATTATCGTAGATTCCATCAACGACGCAGTGACAACTACTGCACCAAGCCAAAATGCAGTATATGATGCACTTTCATTAAAAGAGAATTTATTGAACAAAGAAAACACTACTGTTGATAATAGCACAACAAAATACCCAACTGTTAATTTATTAAAGACATACGCTGATACTAAAGATCCATCAATAAGTAATGAAGGTTCATTAACGGTTACAGATAAAACAAGTTACAGTAAAAATATCCATTCAAATACTACTGGTTCCATTGACATTGTAGTTAAAGTGGATAGTATTATTCCAGCATTACAAATATCAAGATTAAATAATAAAATCACTATATGTGCAGATACTACTTTTTTAATTAAGAAATCGACTGTTGCTGCTATGTATCAACCAAAAATTAATAACTCCCAGCAACACCTATCTGGAACCAATGTAACTTGGAATTTAGCTAACGGCAAAGACGCAGATATAACACTAACAGGTAATACGGTAATTACAATTACCAACGCAACTCAAGGGCTATCTGGCACGCTGTGGGTTACAAACGCGTCATCAACTTATACTATAACTTTTGCAGGTTACATTAATAGTATTGACCCATTTATAAGACTTAATTCAAATATGGTTATTACTTCAGGCGGCGGCAAATCTGATGATTATACCTACAAGTATAATGGGACTAAGTTAAATTGGAATGGAACGTTAAATAGAAATTAATATGAGAAAAATACTAATAATACTAGGATTACTTATAAGCATAAATTCTTTTGCTCAGGACGATACTTTCTTTTGGAGTTATACGCATTCACAAGCTTATGACACAATAAAAATAATGGGGGTAAATCAAGTATCTCCCAATTATTATGTCTATGCAAATCTATATACTTATTCGGGGGATTCTGTTTTATTTAGAACTGCAACATCAACAGTTAAAGTAAAAACAAGAATTGGATCTGTAATGGATTCAAATTTTACTGATAGATTAAAGGGTGTAAAATTACCAAATTCATACACTGGTTATATAATAACAAAAAGAAATGACTTTAAGGGTATGTTCATTTCTGGCGTAAGAATACTGGATTTAAGTCAAGCAAGACTTATGACAGAGTTGAGAACTGATGCAACGTGCGAGTTTATATCAAGCAATGTTATTAAAAATAACAAGCTACTATCTAGGATTAATATAGAAGATTCCCCTGTGGTTCCTGGAGTAGAAGTTACGTTAGATGTTTCCAATAACTCTTTATTGAAATATTTTTATAGAACAGAGGCATCTGGAACCATTTATGGAATGAATGGACTTATATTACCATCATCACAAGAATTATATGAGGTGTCTATAACTAGACGTATTCAATACATTACTTTTGGCGACCTAAACCCCAATATTCATTATTTCTATGCTCACGGAAATCTATCACAATCTGAGGTTGATAAAATCCTTAAGTATTTTGTTGATAGCGCTAGAAATCCTAATAATTTAGGCACAAATGGACAAGATCAAATAATACTTTGTTTGCCGGGTAATGCGATACCCAGTTCTGTCGGAATTGATTATACAGCAACATTGATAAGCAGAGGATGGATAGTTTGCACGAATACCCCACCGGCGAATCCACCATCAGTATCGACTCTTGCTGCAACAATGATTTCAACTACAAGTGCTACTTTAAACGGTAGTGTTACTGGTGATTCTGGTTCTACTGTTACATCTAGGGGAATATGTTGGAGCACTTCATTAAATCCAACAGTAGCTAATTCCCACATAGATTCAGGCACTGGAATTGGTAATTTTAGTGTTAATGCAACTGGATTAACTGCAAATACATTATATCATTTTAGAGCGTATGCAAATAATGCTAATGGAATAGCATATGGTGAAGATCTGACATTTACTACAACATCTGCTATACAAACAGTTCCAGAATTAACTACAACGGCTCCAACAGGAATAACAACAACATCAGCAAATTCAGGAGGAACAATTAAATTTGATGGCAATTATGAAATAATAGAAAAAGGAGTTTGTTGGAATACCTCTGGAACTCCAACTTACAATGATTCAAAAACAAATGATGGAAGTGGTACAACCTCCTATAGTTCTTCTGTGGTCAGTTTGTCACCAAATACAACTTACTATTTAAGAGCCTACGCAAGGAATAGAAAAGATGCTGGCGGTTCTTACGTTTATGCAACTGGTTACGGACAAGAAGAGATATTCAAAACAGCGTCAAGTTCTGAATGCAATTTACCAACAATTACAACAAATGTAGTAAATACAATAACAGAGAACTCGGTTATTGGTGGAGGTAATGTTACCGATGATGGTGGCTGTGGGGTTATAAGCAAAGGATCATGTTGGTCAATAAATCCAAATCCAACAATTGCAAATAGTAAGACTACGGACGGTAGTGGAACTGGTAGTTTTACAAGCAATATAACCGGATTAAGTTGTGGTACAAATTATTTTATTAGAGCTTATGCCACAAATTCAAGTGGAACAGTTTATGGGAATAGTATTACTTTTTCAACAGAGGTATGCACCTATATACCAACAGTTAGTCTTAATACTATAACCAAATATGGCGACACTTATGCTACTTTTTCAGGTTCAGTTACAAGTGATGGTAACTCAACAGTGACAGAGAGGGGATTTGTTTATTCAACCTTGCCAAATCCAACAACATCAAGTAGTAAAATTACAGCAGGTACCGGAACAGGGTTATTTACGGCTAATGCCTATGGATTAGTTTCAAACACAAAATACTATGTCAGATCGTATGCCATAAATAGCATTGGAACTGCTTATAGTGATCAATTAGATTTTACAACGCTTACATCTGCTTCTGTTGTGAGTATTTCCACATCTATCACAATCGACATTACTACAAGTACAGCAACCCTTGGTGGAAATATTTCATCAGATGGTGGCAATACAGTTACAGAAAGAGGGGTTGTATATGGATTGTCAATAAACCCAACTACTTCAAACACAAAAATTCAATCTGGTGATGGGATAGGAATATATAGTGTAAATGTCACAGGGCTTACTCAAGGAACTACTTATCATGTTAGAGCTTATGCTATTAACTCAAATGGAACCTTTTATGGAGCAGATGAAAGTTTTATAACTTCAATAGATGGTGCTACTGCATGTAATGCTGGTCAAACCTTCCCCGGAGGTCAGTCTTATCCTAGTACTAATACAATTGTTTTAGGTTCTGGGACAGGTGATGTCACTCTAACATTTAGTGCATACGATCGTCCAGATTTCTTTTTAGTAGAATATAATTCAACTATATACAACTCAGGGTGGAGGGGTAGTTCAATTTACGATTATGGAGGTAATTCAAGATCAGCATTTAAATCGGCATTATGGGGTAAAATAGATCCCACAAATCCATCATTCCCTACAACATTTCCTAATACAACATTATATCCAGAAGATGGTTATCCAAGGGTTAATTCTACAGTCGCAACTGGGAGTATTTCTTTTACAAAATCAACAAGTAATCCAACTACAGCAACAGTAAAGGTATATGCCCCAATGAGTGACACGTATTGGACTTATATATTAAGTTGTCCTAATTAAGTAATACATAAAATTATGAAACAAAAAATTAAAACATTCATTTTGTATTTTGGGAATAAAGCAAAATTAGGATCAAAAAACAATTCTAATGTTATATCGATTGCATATATCCATGAAGTTATCTGAATTGATAATTAAAATAAATATAGTACCTTTGTTTCAGTTGCTTAACGCAAGAGTAAGGTATCGTTTTATACAAAAAATAATAGATTTAAAGAACGCACTATGGCAGACAAAGGTTATCTTAAAGAACGAAGAGAAAATGCAATAGCGAGGCTGTTAGATGCCTCTATTGACTTCGATGTCTTGTTTAAAGACAAAAAAAAGATTCTTGGTGTTTTTAGTATAGGAAATTTCCTAGAAAGGAATGATAGGAAGATTTTCAAGTTTTTGTTAGCGACATTGGATGATCACGTAGTTGGCAAGAGTCCAAATCAAAAGGTTGTTGATGAGATTGAAAGGCTACTCTCTCTCTTAGAGGCTAATGATATTTCTGGATTTGTAGATTACATTGCAGGAATCGTAGCTGATGAAATTAAAACCCCATTCGAAGGATTTGAAAAACAAATCTACATTGGTGTTTTAAGTACATTTAATGGGCTTATTGGAAAGGCAATTGAAAAAGCTATTGTGCTAAACGAAAAGGCCGACACAGAAGATAACACAAACGAATAAACTATGGAATTTTTAGTTAATAATTGGGATACGATTGGAGTGGCGTTGTTGGCAGTATCGGAAGCACTGTCGCTAATTCCAGCAATAAAATCAAACGGTATTTTTCAGTTGATTTATAATGCACTGAAGTCTATTAAGAAAAAATAACCCCTCTGCGTATAGCATACACAGACCGAAGCCAGAAGAAATTAATCCTCTGGCTTTTCTATTTATTTTTGTAAGTTTTAATCAATTGTTTTGTTTACACAACACATAACACTACTTTTTGTTTATTGTTTGTTGTAGTGTCTAAAAATAGCATTATTGGGTTTATTTAGCACCACTAACACATTACACAAACAAAATAACGTGTTTTTTATTTATTCATGTCTAATAATACCATCTTAACTAAAGCTATCATCTCTTCCATCCTATATCCGTGACAAGGAAGTCCACTATCCTTATTGACCGCACGAGCATAGCCATCAAGTATGCGTATAATATTATCTATTGTTTCGTCTGTGACAGTAAGTTTCATAATGTCTATTTTTAAAGTTTAAACAAAAATACGTTAGTTTGTTTTATTATACGCACTTTGCCAATTCGTCAGAAAATATCTTAATATACTTATCAAGAACTGGCTTAATTGCGCTGTTTAACTCGTCGGTCATTGGACAATGATACTCATTCAGTGGTGCAGTTCTTATAACGTCGTATCCAACTGCTGCTCTAAATCCGGTATTTAGTCCAATGAAAGCCCAATTGGGATGTCCAAACCTAGCATTTTTCATTGTTTCTAAACTTCTGGCAATGTCTTGAATTTTCTTAGTGTCCATATCTTTAAGTTTTAATGTTTATGCAAATCTAACCAACAAAACAAACATACACAAGTTTTTTTATGTGTTATCCAACACAAAAACAAAGTTTTTTTAGTTATTTTTGTTGGAATAAATAATGCCTTGAGATGAATAAAGAACTGCTTGAACAAGAATTGATACGTGATGAGGGACTAAAGTTATTCCCATATGAAGATACTGTATCGAAAATTACAATTGGCGTTGGTCGCAATCTTACAGATAAGGGTCTAACACGGAATGAACTTTCTTCTCTAGGCTTAAACATTAACCTAAACAAAGAACAAGTTATTTCTGTTTTGTTGGAACGCGGATTAACAAAACAAGAATGTTTGATGTTGTTGTCAAATGACATTGATGATGCTTGGGAAGATCTGACTACTGCTCTGCCTTGGATAGAACAAAAACCAGAGGCTGTTCAACGTGTATGTACGAATATGGTGTTTAATATGGGTATTAGCCGATTTCTAAAATTCAAACAAACAATCTCTTTTATTCGCTTGGATAAACACGCAGAGGCAGCAGAAGAGATGATGGATAGTAAATGGGCTGCACAAACAGGCAATAGAGCCATTAGGTTGTCAAACCTTATAAAATCATTGTCTGAATAAAGATTGTCGATCTACGGGTCTAAAAATAGTCTAAAAATACATTTAAAACACAAAAGCCAGATGTTTTGTTTCTGGCTTGTCCTTTGGAATGGATGTGTTGGGGTGGAAATGAAATTCTGCCCCTTTTTTATTATAAAGCATTTAATTGAAATTCTAGTGCTTTTATTTCAGATGCCAGTGAAATAACGCTCTCGACATCTTTTGCTTGTTCTATTTGTTCTCTTTTTGCCTTCAGAAAAGAACTTATTATTCGCTTGTCATTAGTTGCCAATAAAATATCACTTACCTTTTTATTTGTTGAAACAGGCTTTATTGTTTGTTTTTTATATGAGGTAGCAAACTTTAATCCGTCTTTTTTTGTAAGAAGATTGTTCCTGTTTTTCTTTTTAAGCCTATGTTTTTTTAATAGCGATTCTAACAGTACTATTTTATCGGCAGATTTAAAATCAGATTCTATTAATCCATTCATTGTTCTGATTAAGTACAAGACATTAGCGTGACCACACTTCATCTGTTCGCCAATGTATTCAATGGTAAATGGAGTATAGTAATACATAGCCCACACAGCAGCCCTCTTTGGGTCAATGGCTATACGTCTGTCAATACCAAGCGTAATCTCACTTATCCCATAAACAGAACAAACACTCTTTTTGATTTTATTTGCTACCCTAGCCTTTCTTGCCCTATCAATCATATTCTCACTCATACCATCTCGTTTAAAGCAATATACCTTCTTATTGTTCTTACGCTAACTCCAGCACTGTGCGCTATTGACGATAAACTAAAACCATCGCACATTAAACATCCAGCTACTCTACCTATCACATCATACTCCTTAGCACCAACACATCTAAAAACAGATTGCTCTGTTTCTTTTATTAGTTTTTGTTGCGGAACACAAACAGGCGTTTCTGTTCTAATATTAAAACCATCAACAACCCCATTTGTGATGTTTACAGCACGTATAAGCGACAATCTATCGTCAGTTGAATAAATACCTGTCATATTTTTGTTTTAAGGTTATTACAGATGAAAAAGGAGGATTTTAAGTCCTCCAATGCCTTTCTAAGATTTAGTGAGCCATGAATCGGGAAATAAACTAACCGTGCAGATACTCACGTTGAGTCACTTAGAACCATCTTAGCTTCACTCCAACAGGCAGAGTCGGAGTTTTTATATCTGCAAACTTTATATGTATCACTTGCTGTGCTTAGTAAAAATATGGTGACATTTTTATATTTTAGTGAAATCTTCAACAAAGTGTATGTTTTTACGTTGATTATTTTTTGTAGCTTCCATTCGAATAGATATACACTTATTTATCATTTCAGTTGGAATATATAAACATCTATCGATTTCAGGACTATATATTGCCAATATATCAATATAGTCGTTCTTTACGTGACTTATCTTAGAGTTTGTTATTATGCTCCTTTTTAAATTAACAGATAGCAGTCCATTATGGAATGTTCTATATTTAACTTGAATACGTCTAAACGTGTCCTTATATGCTATCAGATCAAATGGGCAAGTTGCTGATATTGGATAGCACACCTCAAACCCCTTGCTTATTAAATCTATTGTAACTTTTAAAACACCAATATCTCCCTTATCTGTAGTTGCGTGCATATAATAACTGTTTATATAAGAATTAATCAAAAACTATTATATAAGTATGAAAGCCCGAATAAAAAAGGTGAGTTGTTTTTGTTACAGAGCTGCATTTTAACGCTTACTGTCTAAAGCTAAAACTCAAACAAACTCACACTTCTTTTTATTTTTCTTTTGTTTTAATTAAATTTTTGTACCAATCGGTTTTATATAAAAGATTCCATCCCTTATTGTCTCTGTATTCGTGGTCAATTGCCGATTGCAAGTAAGACAACATCAGTTTTACTTCATATTCTGTAAATACTAAATTTGGATCATTTTCTTCTAGCATGGCTTTTGATTTTAAGTTTTAAAACTCACACTTTCTTTTTTATTTTAAAAAACAAACAGCAATTATTGCTTTTACGGGTGGTTTTATGGGAGAATCCTACCATTAAGAAAACTAACAATCCGAAACACATATCAAATAAACCGGAGAAATGTCTTCCCTCGTAAAACAACAAAAGCCGTTTGTTTTATTTGTTTCAATGAACTAACACAACAAAGATAGTTTGTTTTATTTAAACTACAAAATAAATTTGTGTGTTAAAGAACACTATTTTTTTAGTGTTTTGTTTAAATCTTCAACCATTTTAATTGCGTCTGCATACGACACGCTTCTGTCTAGTTTAATTGTATAATCAGAGTCGAATGCCCAATCAATATCGCAAACAATAACAAGCGCATCGTTTTGTTCACACAAATAATATGATCTAACGGTTCTATCTGCTGAAAAGGAAACTGCAAGAAATACACAACAAAAAACACAGAATGCAAATACTAACGATACCCATGTATCTTCCCAACCCCAATATTCAAATAATTTTCTCATAATATTAATTTTAAATTTTAAATATCTCCTATTCTTTTATATAACTTACTAAAAGGAACTCCTTTTTTTGTCTTTTCTTTACCAGTCTCCGTAAAAAAGAAACACTCAGGCGCAAATGTGCGCTCAAATAGTTTTTCTGGTATAACCGAATTTACATAGATGTTGTATTTTTGATATACAACTTTACTTACAACAGGAAATCGCACATCGGATGCTCTTGAACTTCCCATGAAATTACTTCCTTTCGTGTCACAAAAAACTATGCCTCCAGAAGCAATAAATAGAACGTTTTTAAGCGGTTCTTTTATTGGGATAATACGAACATCCACCGATGTTGAGATGTTAGCTATACGGTCAGGAAAACTATCTAAACGAAAGTCTGGTTGATACTCCAATCCGTGCAATAAATGCACATCACCAACAGACCTTTGTTTTTGTAGTTTTAACTTAACAGGTTCACACAAAACAAAAGGCTGTGGTTTGTATTGGTATTTGATGCCTAGCTCTTTTAACCAAGCATCAAACCAATATTCCTCTTGTGAATCCCAACCCAACAAAGTCCATTTGTTTTGTTTATTCTTCATCTAAAAAACAATTTTCTGGGAATCTAGCAAATGGAGTAGTTTCATCTTCCCATTTACAATACGAGTCTCCAACCATCACACAAAAATCATACGACAATATCCCTTCCTCTTTAAATTTACCTAAATAAAAACCACCATCGCTTTTTGATTCGTTAAGCCAATAAAACTCTCCAATAACAGCCTCTTTTTCTTTAACTTTTTTCATCTTTAAAATGTTTTAATGCAAATTCTTCACTTACTTTTTGTGCATCAAAAGCAACACTTGGTTCTGGTTTGTAACTTTTGTATCCTTCCATCCATTCTTTTCTTGCTTCTCCATCTAGCATACACAAAGAAACACCAAAACCAAGTCTCGCTGCTTTTTGTCCCTTGAGGAAATTACTTATCATTGGATGTGTTTTGATAATGCTTTAAACATACCATCAACTAACTTCTCATAGACAATAATAATATCCTCTGCGTCTTTTCCTAGGTTAACTCTATGTGCGATGACATCTTTCGCATACCCGCCTATATACCCCAATAATTCGTTTTTGTATTGTTCAGGCGTTTTTACATACGTTTTATTACCACCACCACCGCCAAACGAAGGTTTTGGTTGGTTCTTTTTAATCTTAATTAAATCAACCTGATTTCCGTTTATCGTTGCACGTTTATGCTGACGCTTGTCTTCAGATTTGTCATATACCGACACTTCAAAATCTAATTCGTCACCAACAGTAACTCCGGGTTTTTCTTTGTCTTTTACCGAAATAAAATAAGGTGTTTTGTCTCCTTCTATAAGGACTGCGAAGTTAAACAACGTACCGTTCTGTCCGGTATAACTATCAACGTATTCTACTTTAATTACTTTTCCAATCATAACTATTTTATTTTATACATTTTTTGAACCATTAACTTTTGATTATTAATCCTGTTTTCTGTAATGTGATTTACTACGCCAGAATCAGTGTGCTGAACAATACGAGCAGAGTTTGCTTTTCTGTTGTTTGGATGTGGTTTATCTAATAAATGGCGTTTGTTTTTTCTGTCCGATGGTGTGAAATTCATATCTGACAACTTGCCTTCAGAAGAATATGTTTTTACTCCGTTCTTGCCGACTGTTACGACAGCATACAATTGCACTCCATCCTCTGATAATCTTGTTTTTTGAATCATAATTTTTAGTTTTTTATTTATTACCCTTCGATAATTGTCATTGACTTAACGTACATGTCACTATCAGCGTCTAACGTGCGTTTAATAACTCGTTCTAAATCCATATCATTCATCAATGGATTATAAACATCAATTTGTAGTCTTACTTTGTATGTTCTCATATCTAATTAAAATTTAAGTTCTTCGTTCATTGTTAAACTAAATCCGAAATCCCGTGATAATAACATTTGTACTTTCTCAA